TACTGTTTGTCCAAGTACGTAAATGTCGAACTGTGTTCCTGTTGTGCCTTGTACACTTGAAGTATCTTTACGTGCCGCAACACTAGTATCAATACTGCCATCAGCAGATGTTTTAATTGAAGCCTTGATACTTTTCTCATAGTCGTCTTGGTAAGCCATTAGTTCAGGCATCGACTGACTTAGGTCAATGTTACCTGTTTTTTCATTGAATATACTAGTAATAATGTGTGTAATAACTCCTAATTTTTTAACCTTGGTTGGAGGACTAATAAAGATTGGCATACTGAAACTTAATGTTGCAACATCTATTTCGCTTTCAGTTCCTAAAGGTATTGTTCTGCTTGAAAAGTTTATATTATCTAATTCAACAACACTTAAACTTGTCCAATCAACGTAATTGTCTGTGGTTTGGATTTCTAAACTTGGATTGAAAAGCATACAAATTTGTTCTAATATTTGTAATTTTTGTTCTGTGTTGCTGGACCATATATCACAATTCACTGTTAAAGTGTAAGGTGTTGGCATCAGTCTTTCCACAGTAACATTTTTTCCTTGTGTGTTTAGATATTCTTTATTTGTACTGTCATATGCACGTTCTCTAACATGAATTTTACTAATGAAACTTGCATCAGCCAACCTAGTTCTATCCATTGTTAAATTTGTTACATAAACACCCATTCTAGGCACACTAGGTAATTTGTTTTCTGAATTATCTCTAATTATGTGAGCAACCTGTCTACTGATGTCACCATACATCACTGGTATTGTACGTAATGCACCATCTCCATCTTTGTAAGAGAAGTTACTCATAAGTCTTATGACCTGAGTAATGTATCTTCTAATCTGTCCATCGTAAAAATGTTGCATTATTTTTTACCTTTTTTGTTTGCATTTATGTATCTTCTGAACACAGCCGCCTCTTTACTTTTACCAGCCGCTTTTGCTCTTTGCTCCATGCTTACTGCCGCTTGAATTTTGTGTGCATGACTTCTGCCGGATTTACGTATTCTAGATACACTTGCCCTTGCAGTAGACACATCCTTGTAACCTAATTTTTTTATAGTGTCTTTAGGATTATCATCGGTGTATAAATCGCCTTTTTTCTTCTTTTCATTAATCTTGTTACCCACAGGTTCGTAAAAAGTTCTTACTTTGCCCATGTAATCTCTAGTGACTTTTTTAAGTCCTACTGCTTTTTCAGTACCTGGTATAGGTATTCCCCAAAGTTCTCTTAATTTCATTAACCGTCCGCCTTAGGTTTAAGTGCTTTTGAAAGTGCCTGTCTTTCTGTTACAGTTTCACCAGCAATAGATGATGTTTTTGTGTTATTAACAAAAGTACCTTTCAAGTTGCTTCTTGTATCTGTGTTAGATAGTGTCATACGCACATTGTCTTCCATCTTGACCCAACGTCCTCCATCATATCTGAAAAGTCTGTTAGGTAAAAAGTCAGTTCTTAGGAAATAATCACCTTTGTCTGAAGCACTTGGAAAACTAATTCCAAATCCAAACACCTCTCCGTTAGGAGCCAAACCATCACCCAACAAATAACCATCATATCCTGACTTATCAGGTGTTTGATTAATTCTGTCAGCCAGTGTGTTATGTGTTGTTGTATCTAAAGTTGAAGTATCTGTTGTTACAAGTTCAGGTTTTCCTTTATCATCTACCTGTAAAGTGTATAAATTTTTTGTTTCATAACCTGATTTTTTTGTATCGTCTTCTGCTTGTTGTACTACTGCATTGTTAATCTGCATTTCTTTTTCATATGTAGAAAGCACATCTCGTAAAGTTTTACCGTCGCCAGTACCAGCATCTTTCTGTAAAATTTCTTTGAATTCTTGACTGTCGTATATCTGTTTAAGTTTAATTCTATATAAATGTGGATACCAAGTTTGTGAAAATCCTTCTGCCGCCCTGTTAATATCTTCTACAACGTAAAATCTTTTCAGTGCAACACTGAAATCATTCAATGCGTATTCGTCTTTTAGATGCGGAAGTTCAAAAACATCTCCCGGCATAACTTTTCTACCCAACGTTTTTACACTTGTTGTTATAGGCATTGTCATAAACAGTGTGTCATTTTGTAAAAATAAACCAAACTGGCTCATGTCAAAATCAACATCAGCCACATTGTATATTCCTCTCAAGGTGTATATCGATGAGTCATATTTTCTATCACGATTTTCTAGGAATAACATATCTTGGATGTTAGTTTCTTTCACAGAATCGTATCTAGGTTCCGTAGCAGTAGCATCTGCTTCGGCAGGATTCTTAGGTCCTAGGTATTTGTGTACAAAAACGTCTGTTCCACCCACAGTAAACATCTCTACTACGGTCTTGTCTAAAAACGTGTAATCCTGACCTTTTTCCGGCTTATATAGACTTAATCTTGGCATAGACATATATTTATCGGATGGTACTGAGTGATAAATATATGTAAGGAACGTATTAAATGGCAAATTTAACCACAGAAAAACAAGAGATATTCGACTACGTATTCAATTCGCTGGGTGGCGGAATGGTGGATGTAGAACTAGATCCTGCCCACTATGAGACCGCTATTAAAGACGCTTTAGACAGATTTAGACAAAGGTCCGACAATTCAGTAGAAGAAAGTTACGTATTTTTACCATTAGTGAAAGACCAGAATGATTACACACTGGCTGATGAAATCATCGAAGTAAGACAAATTTTTAGAAGAAGTATTGGTTCTAGATCAGGTGGTGGAGACGGTGGTACACTATTTGAGCCGTTCAATTTAGCCTACACAAACACATACCTGTTAGCAAGTTCTAATATGGGTGGTGTTGCAACTTACAATATGTTTTCACAGTTCCAAGAATTAGTTGGAAGAATGTTTGGTTCTTTCATTGAATTTAAATGGAACACAACAACTAAAAAATTAACAATATTACAAAGACCAAGGCAGGGCGAAGAAGTGTTGATGTATGTCTATATGTACAGACCAGATTCAGAACTGTTCAAAGATTATTTGGCAAAAAAATGGATCAAAGACTACACTTTGGCAAAATGCAAGTATATGCTTGGTGAAGCAAGAAGCAAATTTAACACAATAGCAGGTCCGCAAGGTGGTACATCGCTAAATGGTGACGCACTAAAACAAGAAGCCATTGCTGAAATGGAAAGACTAGACGCAGAAGTCAAAACTCAAACTGCTGGTGGACAAGGTTACAGTTTCTTAATCGGCTAATTCCTATTGACATTACCATAATTTTGTTGTATTATCGTTAGATATGCAACATGAAATGATTCCGTTATTCTCCGTGCCTTTGATAAAGATGAACATTGGAGAAATGGATCAAGTGTCACGTGCATGGATACGTGGCTTAGATTATCCATCTCAAAGGACAGGAACAGATCACTCAGATGACGATTTACCTATGATGAATAGAGGCATGAAAATACTGGAAAAGCCACAAATGAAAGACCTAAGATACAAAATACAAAATGCCTTAAATTACTTTGTAGATGATGTTTTAGGTGTAGTGCAAAATTTTCAAATTACAACAAGTTGGGTCAATAAAACATCCAAGTCTGAATACATAGACAAACATTCACATCCTAATAGCATTATCAGTGGAGTATATTACGTGGACACAACAAGGAAATGTGCTCCTATAATTTTTAGTAAACCACATATGTATCCTAATATCACATTTCAAAACATACAACTTGCTTATAGCGGTGAAAACAAAAATCAATACAACACTGATTACTATGGAGTAAATCCTATACCCGGAGATTTGTTAATGTTCCCTTCCTGGTTGGAACATGAAGTATTGGAACAAGGTTCTGAACATGATAGGATCAGTCTAGCATTCAATTCATATCCTAAAGGAGATATAGGAGAAGGAACTAAACAACTTAAAATATTATGATTATAGGTATTTGTGGATTGATAGGATCTGGTAAAGACACAATAGCAGATCATCTTGTGAAAGATCATAAATTTGTTAAAATATCCTTTGCAGATAAACTAAAAGATACAGTGGCAACACTGTTTGAATGGGATAGGGACCTATTAGATGGTAAGACCGAACAAAGCAGATTGTGGCGTGAACAAGAGGACCACTTCTGGAGCAAAGAACTAAAAAAGAAAGTTACTCCAAGGTATGTGTTACAGGTGTTCGGTACAGAGTGTATGCGTGATGGATTCTATGATGGAATATGGGTCAGTATGCTTAAGAAGAAAGTTACAGAAAATCCTGATATCAATTGGGTTATCCCTGATGTTAGATTTGAAAATGAAGTCAAAGTTTTGAAAGAAATAGGTGGAGAAGTTTGGTGGGTAAAACGTGGACAACTGCCTATGTGGTTTAGGATGTATCAGGACATAGGACAAAAGCCAAAGGATGTTCATCCGTCAGAAT